GCTCAGGCTCAGGCTCAGGCTCGGGCTCTTGGAAGGCGAACTCCTCTTCGGAGTGCTCCTCGTACTCCTCCCAGAACTCTTCCTCGGTGAACTCCTCGTGCTCGGCGAAGAAGACGGTGCGCTCTTCCTCGATCTCCTCCATGAAGGTCTCAACCTCTTCAAGGATCTCCTCAACATCCACTGCTTCGGCAAAGAACTCCTCGACCTCTTCCTCCCGCTCCTCAAAGTACTCATCGTCGTAATCCACCTCATCCCATTGCTCATCTTCCCAGTACTCCTCGTCCACGCTGAGGATGACTTCGCTTAAATCAAACTGATCCTCCTCTAATAGTTCCGGAATTTCCCAGTCGCTAATTTCTTCCAGTTCTTCGACGTATGACGCACCAAGCACTTCTTCCACTCGATCTTCAGCGATGGCCTGGAAATACTCAGCATCTGAGGCCACCCACGCCTCAACCTCCACTTCTTCTTGAGTAATTTCTCCGGCTTCCTCATCGAACACCAGTTCGATAACAACAGGAACGATTACTGGTTCCGGTGCGGGAGGCAAGGCAACTGCCGGCTCGTCCGGCCGGCCCGGAACAGTGACAGTCGGCTCCTCGAACACCTGTTCGACAACCCGGTAGGCGGCCATGTCGACCTCTACCTCAGCCAGCACCTCACCCTCGTCGTCCTGGATGGCGATGTCTAGGAAGTCTCTGGTTGGCTCAGGCTCAGGAATTGTGACACCAGGCTGCTCAGGTTCTGGCTCCGGTTCTGGAGCGAAGGCCACCTCGATTTGCTGTCCAGCCTCCAACTCAATCTCAACCTCAAGGGCATCGACAGCAATAGCGACAGTGGCTTCCTCAATTTCTGCGATTTCTACAACTTCTTCAGAGAAAGAGATGAGGGACTGCTCCTCCTCGAACACCTGTTCGACCTCCACGCCCCCCAGTTCCTTTGGCTCCGGCTCCTCGACAATCGCCGCCTCGATCTGTACGGATTTTTCCTCGTTGAGAAGCAGCAGGGAGAACCTTTGCGTGTCCTCCTCTTCCTCCGACGGAGTAGTCGTAGGGGTGACGGCCGATTCCGACGGAACGGGGACAGAGATCTCCTCAACGTCAGCGCTGAAGGTTTCTACGTCGGGCGGAAGGAATACCAGCACAGGGTCAGCAGTGCTGGGGCCTGAGATCAGGTAGCGATAGGTGGCGCCAGGGATCTCATTGACAAATTCTCCGTCGTAGTAGCCGAGCCGTTGACCTGATTCTGTTTCGATCTTGATAGCCATCTGCTTGCTGCCGGAAGCAGCAACAGTCACCATCGTGCCGGATTTTTCTCCGTCCTCCTGAGGACAGAAACTGCAGGTAAATGGTCCAGAGCGGGAGCGCATAGGTGTGAGTTCCATGGTTCCGGCACCACCGGACCAGGCCTCTGTCTTTTCTGTGGGGTTAGTAGCAGCAAGGGCGTACTTCCACTGGCCGTCGCTGGAAACATCGATCCAACGCTCAGCGTTAGGCCAGTTGGAGTCGTAGATATAGATCCTGTACCCGCCGGCCATCTCTTCAACCCGGTAAGGGGTGACGGCGTGTCCGCCTTGGTCGCTGTAGATGCCGATTGTGAAACCGGTGTAGGGGTTGCCCTTCTCGGCCTCGGCGAAGTCATAGAGAAGCACCTCGGCCAAGTCCTTAGGGGACATAGCGAGGTAAGAGGACGCCTCTTCCTGTACCTCCATGGCGAACTGGGTCACATACCAGTAGGCGATTTCTGAGAGGAGGGCGGGGTCTTCCTTGATGAGTTCGGCGACCGTCTTTGTGTTCTGGAAAGCAGCCAGGGCCGTGAGGTCACCAGCGAGGCGTAGGCTGAGAACGGCTAGCCCTTCACACAAACCACCACGCATCGAGCGGTTGGCTTGCGACATCAACTGCAGGATCACCGGGTATGGGGTGCACTGATTGTCCGTTACATCTGAACAGACTTGGTTATCGCCGTACAGACGTCGTGCCATGTTGACCGTCAGGTCAGCCGGCGCTTCACCCCCGCCGAAGTTCTCGAACGAGAATGAGTCGTCCAGAATGAGGTAGTCGGGAATGGCGTAGTCCGCCAGAGGGACCTCTTCGAGAACAACGGGTGCGATGGTCGACGTAGTCGGTGTGACTACATCGGTCGGCGTTGTAACTACATTGGTAGTCGTGGGGGGAGGGAGGGTGGTTGTAGGAGGGAAGAGGGTGCCTGCTGGGGGGAGGGGATCGCTAGCACAGCCCGCAAGAACCAAAGCACCTGCCAACAGAGCGGCGAGGAACCGTTTCACGGGTCTACCGCCGTTTACGTTTACTCTGGTACCAGAAGAGAAGGCCAATAACTACAACTAATACGGCGGCAACAATAACGACGGTCGTGGATCCCCCGGGCGCCCCACTCATGTCGATAGAAAAGTTCTTGGTGCCGCCCCCCAGCAGGTCATTCTCGGCTTTCAGATCTGCTACAGCCAGTTCCAACTGCTCAACCTTGTAGTTGAGTGTTGCTTCTTCCCCGGAGGATTGCCAAAGGAAGCCAAAGGCTCCGGATACGGCAGCAGGTAGGCCAAGGACATACGCAATGTTGTCCTTGATTTTTTCAATGAGATTGCCCGCTGCTTTGACGGATGCAACCTTGGTATCGCCAAGGTCGTGGCCACAATGCGGACAGACGGACTGATCCACGGTATCTCCCTAAGACTAGAGTCCCTAAAGAGATAATACCAAATGAGTATGGATCAGAATATCCGGTTTGGACCTTCTAACTTACTTTCTAGAGTTCTTAGCCGTTGAATCAGGTGTCCCAAGAGGTCATAGGTCTCCCACTCGGGGTCATCTTCGGAATAAATCAGGCTTCCGTCTGGGTTGTTGATGGTCAGGCCGTACTTTTGAATGTTCATGTTGTCCATGTCGAACCCGAACGTCTTACCTAGTGCGTTGACGGTTGCTTCGAGTTCTGCCCTGGCCCTCTCGAGCGTTTTCCTACGTTCCAACATGACTATGCGTTGAGTACGACGGTTGCATAGGAACCCGGGGTCATGCCGTCCGGCAGAGCCTGCTCGGTAACGATGAGCAGGCCACCTTCACCACCAGTGGCGCCAGTGGCCCCAGTGCCTCCCGCACCACCGGCTCCGGCGGTGCCTCCGGTGTACTGCACGTTCGATGCAAAGTTTGGGTTGGATTGGTTCTGGAATCCGGCCACGTCACCCGCGGTGTAACTCGAGGGTTGTCCGGTGTGTGGCGGGTTGCCGGGGAAGAAGGAAGGTACGTTCGCATCGGCCTTCGTCGGCGGGTCGCCAGTGGACGAAGGCTGGCCCGTCGTCACAACGAAAGGGGGATCACCGTGACTGTGAGGGGGGTAATCATCACACGCGTGGCCGGCGGAGGTTCCTGGATCGCCGGGTTGATTGTGGTGCGCAGGAGTCTGAATGTCCTCACCGGTAATCGCTATATGGAAATGCGCATTGCCCTGCACTTGCGTTGGCGGGTTGGGCGGGTTGTATTGCTCTTTGCAAATTGGGGCTGTAGGAATTGGCGGGTCGGAGCCATGGGTCGGGGGATTACCGCTGGAAGGTGCGTCCGAGTTGGACTTCGACGGCGCGTCGCCATAACTGGTCGACGCGTCGTCGCCGGTGACGGGGGTATTCCCTGCGAAGTATGAGGTGTTTGACGCGTCGCCGGCGACGAAGCCCGGAGGATTAGAACCATCTTGATAGGTGTTCGCATTCTGAGTCGGACCAGCATTGCCCGCAGCCCCCGCAGACCCCGTGGTCCCCGACCCACCGGCGCTCCCCTCGCTCACAATCGTGCCGGTGCCCGCCACGACGTTGGCCACGATTACCACAAGACCACCGCCGACGCCTTTCGCACCACCGGAACCCGTACCTCCAGCGCTCCCGGGATTGCCGGGAGTTCCCGGCTGGCCTGCAGGTTCATTCGGATGGCTACCCGCGCCACCCGCGCCACCAGCAGCCCCCGAGGTATCCGAACCGGCAGTTCCGTCGTCCCCACCCTCGATTTTCTTGATGCCATCGACCGGGTCGAAGTGCCAACCCTGAATGGCTTGCTTCAAGTCTTTCAAAACCGCTGCCGGAACCTGCGTTCCGCTTGCGGACTCGCCGAGAACGTACTGCTTTGTTCCGGGGGCATCAGCCACCCGACCCACCAACGTTCCAGATGCAACCGCACCGCCCAGCCCGGCGGGCAGGCCGATGGTGCCGTTGTTTGTCAGCGTTTTCTCAACAAAAACCCTGAAACCATTGGTTATCAAACTGACACCGCTGTTGACTGTAAGACTTCTGTAATACATGTCTCTACCCAGAGTTGTATTACTGGCGATTGTTACATCACCGTCAACACCTTCACCATAAATAGAGTCGTTCCCAAGACGCTGGACGACTGGCTTGTTGACGCGTTGAATTGTTGCCATCAGTCTACCTCTATATAATTTGCCGTCCCCGCTGTGCCGGTGCCGTTTCCTTGGACGTTGAGTGTGATGTTCGAGTTGAGAACTGAGTCGGTTGAGATAAAGATGATCACTCCGCCACCCGCATTCGTGCCACCCGTGGCAGCAATCTGCGAGGCCCCCGAACATGCGAGATACCGGGCAGCGACTACTACCACCCCTCCACCTGCACCCTCCCCGGATGCTCCTCCAGAACCACCCTGTAGGTATGCGGGCTGGGCCATGCTCGCCGTAATGTTGAATCCCTTTACGGCTTGGGCTGCATACTTGTAATAGACAGAGCCACCCTCGGCGGCAGTTGGTGGCGTCGCATTTCCTGCAGCACCATTTCCTCCGAGGCTGTTCGTTGCGGTCGCTGCGGCGGCGGCACCAGCCTTGAGCGTGCCAATCGACGTGGCTCCACCAGTCCTGCCAATCACAACTCCCGTTCCGATAGTGAGAGTGTTCTTGACGAACAGCCTGTAGCCAGCCGTATCAAGCACAGCGTTATCAGCCAACGTCAAGTTGTAATAGTACATGTCGCTGGTCATGGCGTTGCCTGACCCGGTCAGAGTTGTGCTGCCATCTATGCCGGTTCCATAGACTTCGTCTGCAGAATCCAGATAATCAGCCAGTGCGTCAGGCGCATTTATGCGCTGCATGGCTGGCATTACGACTCCTCGATACCATTTACCGTCATGTTGACACTGTTTGTAGCATCCGCCCGAGCGTAAACAGCATCACCAGTACCCAAGACAAGAGACAGGTTGAGAATCGTTGTCTCATTCGCTGACTGGGTTAAATCGTGAAACACAATGTGGGCATTGCCAATCGACGCAGCGTTCGGCAAGACCCATACTGTTACGGTTCGTGCGGATGCAGTGATGTTGGACAGCATGATCTGCTTGATGATCGTGGTCGTCGACGCCGGCACCGTGTAACTTGCGGAACCAGGTGCGGTCGTCGAGTTGGCGCTAGTAGCAAGGGCAGCAGGCCCAGACACACGAGTTTGTTGGAAAGCCATACGCTATTTCCTCCGGAGATTCGAACTCGATCCCATGTTACACCAGTTTACTATTAGGGCTACGGCGAAATAGACGCTGTCGGAAAGTCTGTTTCTGGTGCATGGGGCAAGCCTGATCGGCCTTGCGCTGTTGACGACGGTAACCTGTTCTCCTCGACTCGGGAGAAGGAATGAAAGGTCCACCAAATCCTCGTTGGAACAACAGGTTGGCAGTTCCCGCGTCACCAAGGAGTAACGATTTGTCGCAATTTCGTGGGAAAGTAATGGCATGAGCGATCGGGGTACCTATTGGAATCGTGAACGGTCCGTCCCGGTATATGTTGATAACCCAATTCATGTGATGGTAGTAGTCACTATTAACCACACCGGGCATTAGGGTCCACTCCTGATGCGACTGCCAGGCCGGCGGCATGATCAACGTCGACCATCCTGGTGCAGTTTTAACTAACCAAGGGTTCACAATCTTGAGGAAACTACCCTCGGGTATCAATCGTCCCTCCGTGGCTGGACATTCTCCAACCATTTCGAAACTGAAGGAGTCTATTTGTAACGGTGAATTGGGTGCCTCCCATTGCGCTTCCCAATTGGTTCCTATTTGATTGGGATGTATAGATATGGGTGCGGGTGTAAAGAATGTGTAACCGATACTGAGAACGTCTTGTATGCCAGCACAGTTTCCTACTGTCCCAACGCCTCTCGGTCTGTTCTTGAACCATTCAGGCCAGGAACTGTTGTTGTTTTGGGGTAGGAACTCCGGGTCCAACAAACGATTATCGATTGCCGATATGAGTGATTGACCAGGTTTTAGTGTAGGAATATCTGAAAGCGTCTCGGCACTAATCAGATCATCTGATTTCATTGGGGTTTAGCGGCTCTTAACTGCTACCGCAGCCCCCAATCCACTAGGGATTTGGTACAGGAAGCAGTCTGAATTGCTCGTCAGAGAATTGAAGTACGACGTGTACTCGTGGGCAGCGCCATACCTGGCAACATTCCCCTGATCCCCGGCGCTCCTCAGAACAATCGAACCCCCGGCCGGCAACTGTGCGTACAGATTTTCGATTATGGAGAAGTCATGTGCGACGCTCGACATGTTGACCGTCACACAATCCCACACCTTGGAGTAGTTCTGGTCCCGCAAATCCTGCATTGAAATCACGTCATACTCCAGGGCACCAGGGTTCATGAAGCGCTCGAAGTAATCCAGGTGGGGCGTGTTGGCGATCGTAAGGGAGCCAAGACCTAGCCTCGCTGCGCTAACCACGCTGGTGCCGATCGTCAACACGTTGGTGGGGTTCGTGAGCCGGACGACCATCTCCTCAACGGTCCTCAGGTTTGCATAGACCGCCTCAAACCCCGCGGAACCAACCGAGACCATGTCGTAGACGTTAAGTTCATCGTGATAATGCACCGCCTCCCGGGTGCGGTCTACGCCAGTCGCCACCTCTTCCGCGATGATCGAGTTTGCCGCTGTGATCTGATCGGCGCTGGTTACATTCGTTTTATGTACGGTCTTCGAGTTCGTCTCAGCCGCGGCCAAAAGATCCGTAGTTGATACAGCCATTACATCCTCGCCTTCAAAACGTCGCGGTAGTACACCAGTTTTCTCATGCTTCTCCCCATGCGGTAGCGCTGACGAGCAATAATCTTTTCGGCTTCAGTCATGTGCTCGTAAGGCTTGGACTCCATCGAATAAAACGCTGATGCCAGAGAAAGCGCGGCGTCTAATGTGATGGTCTCCGCTTCAGTATCATCTCCACCCACTGCCGCGATCTTGACGCCCAACTCGGAAACAAGATAATCGTAATCCTTCTGCAGGTCGTACATACTTAGAACCCATCCATCGTATTGTCGTCCTGAACATCCATGTCAGGTATGTCCCACATCACACAATCCTGTGCGAGGTTGGTTTGGTCGTCCATGAACCGATCCTCTTCGGTACTCCAGTCAACTGGACCCATGGTTAGTCCTTTCGTAAATGCCTACATAGGATTTTATCATTCTGTCTCCTCCTGGGATTCAGAAGTATCCACTTCGGCGATTTCCGGATAGGAGTTCTGCTGATGCCATTGTGATGGCACTTGCCGGGTGCATGTCAGAAACGTACTAATGATCCACTTGTCTCCGTCCAGAGGAACCATTCCGGCGTGAGGGTGTGTCCAATAAGTTGGGAAAATTGCGATGCGCCCAGCACGAGCCCTAACGATGTGGTCGTGTTCGGGGAAGTGTGTCCCTCCGCCAGTTTCAACATCGTTGAGGTACATAATCACAGCGGCTATCCGATTGGATACCGAGTCTTCAACCGCGTCCCAAGGCATGGCGTCACAATGGGGGCGGTAGTACCCGCGGTTCTTGGGGGAGTGCTGCAACCTGAATCCACTGTCGCTGATGCCCGGCCAATACATTAGTTCTCTGTATGTCTCTATGTACTTGGCAACTGCCGACCAGAGGCAGTCAGTGAGGACGGATTCTGTATGTGAGAGGAATGCCGGGTCTATGCCTGTGTTGGAATAGGCGTTCCGACCGAAATTGAAATCCATGGAGGACTTAACTCGGGAATCGAGACCCGCCATGGTCGGACCTGGCTCGAAGAGCGTGTCGTAATACCGGACACATTCTTCTATCAACCGGGCGCCGATCTCGGGGTCCCACATCCCGTCGGCCACCATGAGGTAAGCGTTTTTTCCGCAGGGGAAATCAAATTTCACTGTTGTAATGCCTCCGCATGTGGAACTGTGATCTTGCCGGCCTGAGCGGCATACAGATCAGCGACAAGATGTGATAGCCAGTTGTTTTTTTGTCTCGCACTCATCACTGTGCGCAGATTGTTGATATTGATTACACCCTGACCGAGAGCAACGTGCCAGAAGTGAGGAGATCCGAATAACTCGAATCCAGTTCTCGGGACATCGTGTTCTTCAGGGCCCCTGTATTGCCAAATATCTAACAGTTCTTCGAGCAGCGGTGGTCGTGGGGCGAGTTGTTGATCTCTCCACATTGGAGAATCGTTGCGATCGGAGACGTAGTGCAGCGCAATCATCGCCAGCATATTTTCCATCATGGAATCCATGATTCGCAGGTACCTGTCTCGTAGTTTCTGATCTCCCGGACGGTAGATGGGGAGGTAAGAAGATAATAGTAGGGACTGCTGGATGGAGGCAGCAATTGAAGTGGCCTCGAGTGGCTCCACGAAGCCAGACGACAAACCGATTGCACAGCAGTTGTGCTCCCACGAGTTGGCAACGTAGCCGGGGTCGAAATTAAACGACTTGACAGGGCCGAGGAGTTCTTGCTCCGCGCTTGCCTCCCGGACCGCTTCATCGAAGGTGCAGTGTGCGGAAGAGTAGACATACCCATTCCCCCTGCGCTTACTGGTGGGAAGTTCCCAACGCCACCCAGCGCTGAGCGCCGTGGCAATGGTGTACGGGAGGATGCCGTTTTCTCGGGGAAGGGTGGGAAAGGCTATCGCCGAGTCGCATGGTAAATAGTCGGAGAATGAAATCCATTCAATCGATTCCGCCACCCCCGACAGAACCGAACGGGACCAACCTGTTGCATCGATGAAAAAGTCTCCTGGAATTTCTTGGCCGGGTGCTCCTAGGCTCACTATGTCCCCATGCTCCGGGTCCCTGTTGACGCTGGTGACTTCCGCATCGATGAACTCAACGCCGGCATCGTTGCAACGGTCGGCAAGGAAAGAATTGAGTTTAAACGTATCAAAATGAAACTGATTTGTTTGACCGTGTCCATTCTCTTTCCTGACGTATCCGACAGGAAAGTCTTTATTGTATGAGGCAACAGTCAATTGGATATCTTGACTGGCCAGATACGAGTACAACTCGTTGCATGTTCCCTTCGACTCTCCCGGGTTTCCGATGCTATGGAAATAGTCGGGAGTATGACTGGTCCAGTCCTTAAAGCGAATGCCAAATTTGTAAGTGGCATCGCACTCACGGACCAATCTTCTACGACTTATGCCAACACGCCTCTCGAAGGCAGCCCAATGCTCCGTGCTTCCCTCGCCCACGCCAACGATGGGTATGTCGCTTGAAGACACCACCGAAACGTCCAAGCCGGGGAGAAGACTCTTAAGTTGCAGGGCAGAAATCAGCCCAGCGGTTCCGGAACCGACCACAACGATTCGTTGTACTGGTTTCATAGTTGCATGAGCAATCGTCTAAGGAAATAACTTGGTTCATTTCCAGGACCCAACAGGGAAACGTCATAAGGGAAATCGGGAGGGAGCACTACAAGGTCCCCCACGTCGAGACTTATGTCATGTCCCATTTTTTCCACCCTAATGCCGTGCGTACTCGAAGGACCAATAGCAGCAAGAGTGTGGATAAAAGCCCCACGATTAGGGAGATGAAGGTCATTGGTATAACCAACACCTGAAACTTTGAATATTTCGTGGTATCCCGCATCCGTCCATCCCTGAATTTCGTAGTACTCGCTGTAGTCAGTCGCTATTTCGTTTGCCCGTTCCGTGAAGTCTGAACACTTTGAAGATGGGCAGTGTGCCACCCACGACCGAACGGAGGTACTCGTATTGAACAGTTCCACGAACTTGGTAACCCCCCATTCCTTAGCAGATTCAGTGTCCGCCCACGCACCAAGATTTGCAAGTTCGTCGACGTTATCGTTCCCGCTTACTACCCACAAGCATCCGTCAACAATTTTAGTTTCCATTATCTAACCAAGTTACTAATGAATACTTTGCTCCCTCGTCGGGCGGCAGGGCGGTGTGTTGCCAGGGATAGGAAGAAGGGAACACCACCATTTTCCCGGGTTCCGGATGAATGGTGGTATCCCACTCAGGGAAAACGGTGTCTCCGCCCTTAACTGAATTCAAGTAGACAAGAGCACTCAGTGTCCTGGAGTTTCCAGCCCCCTTGTCGGCATGTCGGTGATATTCCGCACCCATTTCATAACGGTTGATGCCCCACGTTTCCGTGGCTTTAATCTTTAGATCATGCTGGCTACAGTAATGATCCAGGCTGTCCAAGATGGAAGTGTTAAGTCTTGTCCACAATCCTGACAACAGGGAATCCTGATTCAGAAACAGAAGGTAATCAAGGTCGAGCAGCAGGCTAGTTCTTGTCTCGCTAGTAGACCCCTCCTTGAAACCAGTTGTTGCCCGCTCCCAATCCATCCCTTCAGTCGCATCGATCGCATCTAGTAGGGCATCAAGAAATGGTTCGACATCTCCCACGTTGTACAGATGGACGAAGGGGGCTGGAGATTCGACAAACGTGGTCATCTCGCAACTTTAAAATCATGGGTTGCGATCACGCCCTCATCATCAACAACCTTGAACGTGTAGTCACCAGGAAAATCTATCCAGAACTTAAACGACGCCCGATATTTGGTCGAGTAAACACTCTTCGGTATGTCTTGTCCCTGTGGTCCCACCAATTCGCCGCGAACTTTATCAACCGCTGCGAACTCGTCGACGTATGAACAGACAATAGGGCGACCCGTTTGGTACCAAGTGCGGGTCATCTCAAAGAACTGGTTCGTCGGGATGTTCAGAATGCCGACTTCCGAACGATCAAACTTCAGAATCTCAGTGCGTGGGCTATCCCCGACCTGGACAGGCACCTGCCACAACGACGCCATCTCTTCAGCCTCGGCCAGCAGGTCGTCAGATGGGCAAAAGACTACGCGTTCCATGGGACTCTATAAGTGACAATACCACGTTTCGAATCAGGAACGGTAAACTGAACCTATGGCTCGAGAAAAATATGACCTCAGTATCCTCATACAAACCCTCAGCGATCCGAACCTGTGGGTTCATTGGGTTGACGCCAACGGCGAAGAGCATCACACCCCTCGTTCGTTGGCGGCGGTTATTCCACCGGATGCCAAGTTTCTGGATTAATCCGTTCTAGATCCCCGGACCCGGATAACCAGCCGCACTCTCAGCGTCCGCCCTCACGATGTCTTTAGCCTCTGCGTCTGATTCAGCATCATAAGCAGCCTGACCAACGCGAGCGATGATAGGCGACTTCGGCCACGCTGTCTGCGTGGACTGGCGGTCGAACTCTGCCATGTAATCACGCAGCGCCTGACGGTATGTCTTCCAGTCTTCCAACGAATCATCTCCTCGCGGGAAGTCTTCGATCATGGTGCGGTCAGAATCCTGTAGAAAATCGTCACGTTGTCGGCGGATGTACGACAGATTCAAATCGTATGCCTCAGCGTCGGCCACTCCCTGAGCGACTTCCTCGTCGGTCATTTCTACTTCGACGTTGTTTACGAGTTTTGTTGGATTTGGCATAAGTTTTCCTAACTTGCTCCGTTGATTCCATAGATGACCCAACTGGTCCCAGTCACGAATTCCCCACTACTGTAAGGCTTAAACCTGATTGACGTGATGGCATCGGCCCCCTGCCACATACCTGCCGACAGAGTGACGGCACCCCGGTCGTCGTTACCATCCGCATTTGGTGCGAGAGACCGAACAAGCATGGGCTTTCTGGTAGTAGTGCTTGAATAGTTCATCAACCACATACCCAAGTGTCCAAAAGTATCGGCTTCAGCGCTATTTCCCGTAGCGTAATCGCCCGGCAGTTCGGCAGACGAACTAGAATTATCTGAGTACACTTTGGTAGATGCTCCCCATGCAGTGTTCTTGGTCGTATAGAGCCTCGTGTATGAGTAATTGTTATTGCCGTCTCCGTTTACCCTGATTTCCAACGACGAATAGTAATTCCCATACCCGGTGCGGCTACTGAGCGACACATACAAATGATCGTAAGCCTGCGAAATACGGTCATCGCCGGAAGTTGCACCAATAGTGATAGACGCTACCCCGCCCCCCGAATAGGTGCCAGCCAAGTCGGTTCCACCGACGCTCTCTGCTACTTCCCATGCGGCCATTAGTTTGCCGCCTTTATGCCATAGAGGGTGATCGTGCTACCGCGAAGATACGGAGCCGCTTCGCAACCAAATACAATTTTGTCTACTGCCCCCGTGTTGTTCCACATGCCACCACCGAAAGAAGCAAATGTTTCCATATTCGTATAGTCATGGTTCACCCAAGAGTATCCATTATGCTCCCACGTCGTGTTCTTACTCGTGTTTGCGTAATCGACTATGAGAATATTGCAACTCGCGAACACGGAAGGTTGTACATGCGGGTCAACATCGTTTGCTGCCACTCCGTAGGCTCGCGCATGATTTACGGAACCACTCATCTCTGACTTAATAGTCGGGCCATGGGAATAAATTTGATGGAAAGTGTAGTTGGTCCCAGTGTCCTCAGAGCCACCACCGGTTGCAAACCACATCTTCACAGCGGAATAGTTGCCCGTTCCTGAATCTCTGAGATTTGCCCGGATCTGAAGGTGCTCGTAGGTGCTGGGAATGGACGAGAACGTGATGCTGTTCTGGCTCGATTCCAAATAGGATGTCGTTATTGCTTCACAGACTGCCATCTAACTCACCATCCTCGGAAGCACTCCGAACAAATCAAACCTTGAACCTGCCATGACGCTTGCGTAGCCGGAGCCACCCGATTCCGAAATAACCAAACTTGTAATCGCTGACTGGTTGAGCCAGAGGGTGGAGATAAAATTGGCTGTGCCTGTTCCACGCATGTTGCAGCCCCCTACGGTATCGGTCACCTTGAACTTGCCGCTGTTGATGTCATGAAGCGTCATGACTGAAGAGCCAAAGAACCCTGAAGTTGAACCGTCGCCGGGGAATGCGCCAAGTCTTGCCCCATTATTACCTTCATAAATTGCATGAACAGTATTGCCCGTCGACCGACCTTCCATGTACTGAATCTTGTAGTTGCTGCCATTCGCATTTAGTTGACAAATGAAGCCGCCCTGTACCCCAGAGCGAGTTGATCTGACATAAGACAAAAGAACCAGATCCATAAACTGAGACCAATCCGTGGAACTCCCATCATTCGGACTCGTAAACGTGACCGTAGCCTGATTCGATCCAAGAGCCTGTGTCTGGAGCGCCACCCAGGCCTCGCCGTCAGTCAACACGCCCGTCGCGGCATCTATGTATGCGGGGTTAGCCATTATGTAGCCGCCTCGTATCTGATAAGAACAATTCCATTGCCACCGTTTGCGCCAACACCGGCAACAGGGGTTACGTCACCACCGCCTGCACCGCCGCCCGTATTCGGATCACCGTTTCTTCCATCTTTATTTGTTGTCTCCGACCCGCCCGAACCGCCGCCACCCTGGCCACCGTGTTTCACTGATGCCAGGTTGTAGTCGCCTCCACCACCACCGCCTGCGTAATACGGAGTTGATGCCCCAATTCCATAACCTGTTACGCCATCGCCTCCCTGACCAACACCGTCGGTGCTACCTGCTTCACCTGCTCCACCGCCACCGCCAACCTCCCCGGAGCCATAACCGTCATAACCCTGTCGCGGAGGACCAGCAGTGCCAGAACCGGGCGACGCGTGATAACCGCCACCGCCAGAACCACCATTACCCGGTCCCGGGCTACCCCCCGATGCACCATTGCCGCCGCCGATCGTTGTAACACCCAGAGCAGACGAGTTGGAACCATTAGACCCGCCATAAGAGTTTGCAGAACCTCCACTTAGACCACCATCGCCGACGGTGATCGTGTGAACAGCCGTACCACTATCGCCGCTCGTCACATTTACTGTTGTGCCCGTACCCGTTAACAGACCGCCAGCGCCACCGCCCCCCGTACCACTTCCGCCACCACCGGCAACGATCAAATAATCAACAGCGGCCTCACCGCTGGCAACGACAAACTTGCCTGAACCACGGAACGCATGAACACGATACGTCTTGCCGCTGTCGTCGTACTGCGTAATTATTCCACCGAACGCGACCAGAGGAAGAGAGCCACCACTGCTGGCGATAACCCCGTGGTCAATGGCCCGAATTGACATTACGCAAGTGCTCCAGTAACCAGCCAAGTATCCGTAGCGGTCTTGACAAGCGACACCGAGGAGTATTGACCGTCTATGGCCGCCTTGTTGTCTTTAGAATTCGTGGTCACACCGGACCCGTCCACAATGGTGGTTACTCCTGCGCCAATCATGGTGACAATGATCTGTGTTCCCACATCGAAGGCAACCGAACTGTTCGGCGGGATGGTCAGGTTGTTGGCTGAACCAACATTCATCAGAACCGCCTTGCCGGCATCGGCAAGAACCAGTGTGTACGAGGCTGTCTGTGTGTTGAATGCCAACGGTGCAACGAGAGCAGCAGCGTTGACGGTCCCAGTGAACGTCGGAGAGGCCAGAGGGGCGTAATCACCGATCTCAGTCATCACGAAGGCTGTTGTAGCCACCTGAGTCGTACTGGTGTTAGCCGCCGCGGTAGGCGCAGCAGGAACACCCGTGAGGGTCGGAGAGGCCAGCGTGGCATAAGACGCCAGGTCGGTAGTCAAAGCAACCGTGCCATCGTTATTCGGCAGGGTGATTGTTCTGTCAGCCGTCGGGTCAACGAGAGTCAACGTAGTTTCGTAAGCGTCAGCGGTGGCGCCTTCAAACACCAGGGAGGTGTTGACTGCTGCAGATTCGATGGTCGTAGTTGTGCCATCAACCGTGAGGTCACCCGTGATACGGCATGTGCCATTTACGTCCAAACTGTATGTAGGTGTGGTGTCGTTAATACCAACCCGGTTGTTTGCCGTATCAATCTTGAGGATGCTGGGAGCAATGGAAGCGCCATACGCCTTCCACTTCTCACCATCCCACTGCCAGATTTTGCCGCTTACGGTATGAGTGTCACCGCTTGACGGGCTATTCGGAAAGTTAATAGCCATGATTACTCCTATTCAGGTGGCGTCGGCCACTCAGGTAATGTAGAAATTCGATCAGACTGAGCCGGGTAGTCACGAAGTTCCTGACGATAAGTATCCCATGCGGTTTTCTGCTCATCGGTCAGCGGCCCACCGGGCAACTGAGTCCAATCAGAATCACGCAACTGGCCGTCACGCTGACCCCTGACACGGTTCAAGTCCAGATCGGCAGCCTCGGCCATCGCGTCCAGTGCCGCTTCCTCCTCGGCGGTCAACTCGATTTGGACATTGTTGACAATCTTTGTTCTTGGCATTTCGATTCTCCTATGCGGTTACGCCGTAGAGGGTGAACGTGCTGTATTGGACGAAGTTGGGACCAGTTTGCTGGTCAAACGTGAGTTGGTTGATTGCTGCTGTGCTAGACCACAAAAGGGCGACGTTCTGTAGCCCCCACTGGTAGTCGGTGTTGCTGTTCTGCGTTGTAGCGCTGCTCGCGAAGCCCTGCTTGTAGCCTGTCGTGCCCGCATAGTTCGGGAGCCACAAAGTTCCAACAGAGAACGTACCTGCCTGAGCCGAGGCACCGATAAGTTCCATGAAATCGTGCCACTTATTCCCCCCGCTGTTACGATACGAACTTGGGCTACTCGTTCCTGTAAACAGGTGTGTTCTGGAATAGTTGGTGCCCGTGTCCCCGTTCACCGTGCAGTTGAGCGTGTCTCTGTGAGCGGACTGGTCGCTTCGGGCCGAAACTTTGAGCAGCAAATGGTCGTAGGACGACGGGATCGACGCAATGCTGACCGATGCCGCAGACCCCGACAGTTCGGTGTGATTGATAACAGTGAAAGCAGCAGCCATCAGTTCGCACTATTCAATCCGTATAGGGTCATTGTTGTGTCCGCCACAAAGGAAGCCGACGACGGCGAGTACAGCAGGATGCTGGTCACCGCTGCCGTGTCATCCCACAGCACCGAGAAAAACGAGAGGTAGTCTGACGAGGAGACACTTTCGGTAAGCCCGATCATCGTCGTGTTCTTGTTCGTATTGCGGTAGTCCAGAATGTCAACGATGGTCGTTGCATAGAACGCCGCGTTGGAGTTCGGCCCGGTAAGCCGCCCAGCCTGATACACATACGCGAAATTCGCATACGCGTCAGCGTTTATGGAACTGCCGCCGTATGTCTGGTAGGAGTGGTTTGAATAGTTGCTGCCCGTGTCACCGTTGACCCGCATGTGGAGGGCACCCCCAGCACTACCCGAGATGTTCTGTCGTCCCGACATCCGCAGTTGCAGATGCTCATAAGTTTGAGGAATAGACGAGAACGTCACCGACGCCTGAGTACTCTCCAAATACGTTGTGGCGATTGCTTCAAACACAGCCATCAGACAGGCTCCCTTGTCAGACCAAACAGGGAGAACATCGAACCAGCCGCAAGGTCACCAGAGCCAGTCGCGTCAAACAGGTCAATCTCTGTGATCGCAGCGGTCGATTTCCAAGACAGTCCCCACAGATGAACGCGACCCGACGTTGACCCGTCCAAGTCGCATGCCGCCTGCGAAAGACCCGACTTGTATTTGTCAGAATTGACATCGAACAGGGTAGTTACGGAACTCATAAAGACGTTCGCGGTAGCGTTGGCGCAAGGGAGCACGCCGAGCATGTGAGAGGTGGCAGAAGCCCAGTTCGCCGCGTAGACAGCAGAGCCAGTCCCATAAAGAGCCTGTTTGGTGTAGTTCGATCCCGTGTCGTTATTCAACTGCATGTCCAACTGGGCGGTCGTTACGGCTACCGCTCCCCGTGCGTAAGAAACAATCACCAGATCCATGTAATCGGAGAAGTCCTGTGCGAACGTGACCGTGGCCTGATTCGACCCGAGCGTTGTCGTGGCGATACCGTCATACGACGCAAGATCACCACCTGCACCGGCGGCTGCAAACAGCCCGAACTTAGCGGCACCTACTGTCATTACGAGAAGTCCTGTCCTGACACTGCTCCGTACCAGATCGTTCCGGCGTCGATAGTCGTGAAGACGAGGATGTCTGTACGACTAGCAGTAGTTGTAAGAGTGGGTGCGGTTCCCCCAGCCCACTTCACTGAACCCGGCCATGTGGCCGTGCGTGATCCTGTGCCGTCCTGATTGAGGAACAGGGTAAATGAACCTGAGGTTCCTGAGGCGGGTGGATTTGAGAACGTGAACGTGCAGTTCGCTGTCAGGGTCACATTGTGGACGTTGCCGTCAGTCAAATCAATCGTGTCCGTCGATCCTGATGTGGCGTTGGCAACACAGGTCTCCCCAACATCCTTGAGGACCGGGGCGCTGATGATCTGATCTGCGCCGACAATCGCCCCCGAAAGAGTGCCACCAGCCTTGGGCAAGGCTGCGTTAGCCGTGGTAGTTGTAGAAGTCAGGACCGCATCCCTTGTCGCAATATCAACGCCATCAAACGTACTGTTGGTTGTGATCGCTCCAGTCATAGCACCACCAGAAAGTGGCAGTACGTTGGAAGGTAGTGACGAGTAGTCCAACGAGGTCCATGCTGTGGAACCGTCACCGATCTTGTATTTGTCGGTATCGGTTTCGATAGCGAACTCGCCTGCGGCCAACGTGGGGTTGTTAGAAGTCCAGTTGGCGGCGGTGTCTCGCCGTAGTTGTATTTGTACAGCCATTACTTACTCCTATTCAGGTGGCGTAGGCCAGTTGTCTGTGACCTCGTTGGTATCGGGATCAACTGATCGCAACTCCGATTGGCGGGTGACAGTTGACGGGAGATCACGCAGTTCCTGACGGTAAGTCGCCCACTCGGCCACCTTTTCCGCTGAGAGCGCGACATCGGCTACCTGTGTCCAGTCGGAGCCCGACAACAGAGCGTTGCGCTCACTCCTGACCCCTGACAGGTCCAGATCGTAGGCTTCGGCTTCGGCAGTTCTCTGTGCGATCTCTGCTTCCGTGAGGTCTATGTAAACCCCGTTCTCGATTTTCTGTAATGCCATAACTATACTCCTTATACGCTGACGCCGTAGAGGGTGAATGTTGAATACTGCATGAAATCCCCGCCGCCCATAGACAACGCTATTTGATTTATGGCAGCGGTGGACGCCCACGAACCCGCAGCAATATCAAATGCCGAATACCATGCGGAAGCACTCGTACCGCTCGCCGTGGTGTGGGTCATAACCTGCTTGTAGCCCGTCGTGTTCGCATAGTTCGGAATCCACATCTTCAAGGTTCCGAAGTGTCCGGTTGTGTGATTGTTAGCCGTTGCATTCCCGGTCTGCATGTAGGCGTGGCTGTTGTTTCTATCTGCCTGTGGTGTGTTAGCCGTGGCTCGCACCGTGTTGTCCGAGTAGTTGCTTCCCGTGTCCCCGTTGAGATGTAGTTTCATGTATATGTAGGTGTTGGCTGTACTTGACCGTGTGGAAGCCATCAGCAACAGATGATCGTAGGACGATGGGATGCTGCTCTTGCTCCATGACGTTGCTGCTGAGGAGAGTTCGGTGTTGTCTATGACAGTGAAAGCAGCCATCAGGAATCCTTCAGTCCATACAAAGTGAATTCGGAGCCTCGGACAAAGTTGCTGCCACCCGACTGATCTATCAGAATCGTGTGTACCGCTGCCGTGTTATCCCAATATCCTGAACCGAACTGAATCATGTGCAGGGCGGTGTTCGCCATAACTCCCGACATCGAAACACAAGTCGTCTTCGTGTTCGTATTCGCATAATCAAAAATGTCAAGGACCACCGTTCCGTAATGTGTTACTGGAACAGTGGGTGTACCCATAGAAGAGAATCTCGTCAAATACATTTCGCTGTTGCCAACCTGAGTGTCGAAGGCGGGGGAAGAACCGTTCGCATCGAAGCGGAATATCCCGTAGTTGGACCCAGTGTCACCGTTCAAGCGAATCGCACCGTAAGACGCCGTAGAAACATTGCTCCAGTCACCTTTGGCGCTCATCTTCAGTTGCAGATGCTTATATGTCGAAGGGATGGACGAGAACGTCACCGACGTAACGGCAGCCTCCAAATACTGTGTGGCGATTGCTTCGATAACAGCCATCAGGCCACCATCCTCGGGAGGATTCCGAACAGGGAGAACTTGGAACCTGCTACGAAAGCAAACCCGTTTGGCTCGTAAAGTTCTATTTTGGTAATCGGTGCCTGCGATTGCCAAGTGCTAGCCGTTATACCTGAGCGGTCATACGATTGGTTGCCATCCAATGCTGTTGCCCAAAAGGACGACTTGTATTTACCACTGTTGATGTCGAAGAACTGTGCTGTGTACGCCCCGAATAGATTGGCCGCAGTACCCTGATTTGTTGGGAGCCATGACACTGACGTAGCGCCGAGCGCCGATGAGGAGTCGTTGGAACCGTCACCTACTAGTTCTTGAGTCAGGTAGTTCCCCCCCGTCGCATCGTCGTTGAGGTTGTACCGCATCCACAGGGTTGAATCAGCCGCATAAATACCAGAGGCGTAACCGACTATGAACAAGTCCGCGTATTGCGACCAGTCGCCAACCTGACCGTCGTCGGTAGTCACAAAGGAGATTATTGTCGTTGACGTACCAGTTACGTCATTCGTAGAAAGACCGACCCATGCCTCACCGTCGGTGATCTCGCCCGAGGTTTCGTCAATGTAAGCAGGAAGAACCATTACACCACCTCGTATCTGATGACGCAAATGCCCGCAGCACCGTTACCACCAGCATATGATGTCCCAGACCCCTGCAAACAGCCACCGCCTCC